CGTCGTACTTTTCTTGAACAACATACTCTCCACTAAAGCCTCTAAGTTCCTTTAAGTCATCAATATCGAAGATTCTATACATTGGTTTATTCGGTACGATGAAATCACTTTTAGATTTCATCTCCGCTTTCTCAATGCCTTCAATATCTTTCAAGTCCTCAAACTCTTCTTCATCATATTTAGAGAAGAATAGCGTCTGTAATATCTCTAAAGCACCATTTACTTTACTTTCTACCTTCTTTGAGTCTTTTCCATCGCCATACTGTTCGATAATATACAGGGCAATATCTTCTTCGGCTATGTCAAGTCCTTCTAACCCGTCTGTTATCGTGTCGGGTTCCATGTCCTTAATTGACCAAACTTCTTTTGGAAGTGCTTTATCGTCATTTCTTAAAGCATAGTGAGTAAATTTAACCATAGTCTCTGGTGAATCCATCAATGCTTCAAGAACATTACCTTTGAATCTTTTAGCAAATGGGTCTTTAATTAATTCAGAACTAAACCTTAGTTCTTTAATTCCTTCGTAGAGTTTTTCTGCTATGTTACTAGTAGGGTCTTTTATTTCCTTATCGTTTAATTCATCTTCTTCGATAAAGTTTTTCATTTCTTTACTTAGTGCATTTAATTGTTCATAGATTTCTCTAATATCATCTACTGCTTTACTCCACTTATTCCCATATTCTTTAGGGTCAGTACGGGCAGATAGATAAGCAACTCTTGTTTTCTCGAAAAGACGTATAATCTCTTCAGATGAGTTACCATCTTTTTCAATGAGAAGAGGCATGGATTATCACTTAGTTCAGTCCCATGTAGTCCTTAATAGCATTATATCGAGAAGCGGTTTCAATTATTTCTTTTAATT